CTTGAGAAAGTACATTTAATCCTTCTCATGTAGATTTTAGTAATACTTGTCCTAAGACAGCCCCAAAATTCATAAAAAATACACCTTATATTGTAGAAGGAGACATTGATCCAACTAGTTTATCAGGTAATAATGAATGCATAAAATATAATAACCAAGATTTTAACGATTTATATTCTGAAATAATGAAACTAAAAAAAGATATAAAAGACTTAACAGAAGAAAATAGACGTGGAAGTGGTGAAACTACTGGAGCTGTATTTAAACGTAACAAAGCAGCTATTTTATTGAGTCATAAAATAAATGAATATAACAAATTAGTAGAACAAAGTAAAAAAATTACAAACGATATTAAATCATTTGATACTTCTCGTGGAGATTTTCTTAAAAGTATTACTGCTCTTCAAATTCAATATGGCGTTGTAGGATTAACTTCTATAGCTTTAGTATATTTAACAATAAAAATGATGAGTAATAATGAATCATAATATATTTTAGATAAAGTTAAAATATATTATTCATTTATATATATATAAAATGACTACTAAACAAGGTGAGTCATATTTAAAAAATAAATTATTTCCTGTTATTGAAAATATGGAACCAAAAGCAGAATCAACAAAAAATATTAAAAGTGAAGCAAATCCTGTTGTATATTCTAAAGTTGAAGCAAAAAACAAAAAACACGCTGTAGATGCTTTAGACGCATGTAAAAAAAAATGTCAAGAAATTACTCAAGTAGAAGCTTGTAATTTAGGTTGTCAAATCAAATATGAAGCTAATTCTGATAGCACAGACACAATGACAAAGGCAACTGATCTAGCAAATCCATACGACAGATGGAAAAAATCATATTCTACTGTTGTAGATAAAAATAGTAATACCAAAGTTAGTGATGCTTATAAAAAATGGTCACCTTTCCATACATACGGAAATATTTGGAATGGATGGAAACGTATTTACTACTATTATTGGACATATTATTGGGGATATCGTTGTTATTGGTCACGATGGTGGTGGTGGTGGTCTAGACGGTGTTATTGGTATCCAAAATGGTATAGACGAAGAACACATTATTGGAAACCTAGTTGGAGATGGGGTATTACACGAAGAGGCAGAAGAGTAACTGTTCCTGCTGTTTGGAGGAAATGTAATTGGAAAGAATTACATAAATATCCAAAAGAAAATACTGGTAGATTCGACGATTCTATAGAAGCGAAAAGCTGTGACGATATAATTACCAGTAATAATATTCAAGATGCAGATCCTAATTATTATAGAGATTACAGTATTCACAATATGGTTGATGCTTGTAAATTTGGTATGAATAACTATGAAAGAAAAAATTGTAAAGTAGCTGCTGATAAAGAAACAATAACTTGTAATGAAACAAGATCGTATGGTTCAATAGAATTTGATACACAAAATTATCAGAATGAACAAGCCAGATTAAATGCTTTAACAGACGGTTCTACAGGCGGTTCTACAGACGGTTCTACAGAAACATTTACAAACTATAAAAGAAAAGAAGGATTTACAAAAGCTTGCGACCTCTCATGTGCAAATGTTACTGTTACAGACATAGCAACAATGACTAGTGATAGCGATTGTTATAAATGTGAAGTGAAGTATAATCCATATATACGTTATTCCGCTCCTCGAGAAAAGTTAATTGAAGATGCAAAATATAAAGCGACATTAAAGAACAATGGAACGCCGCTTAATCCTACACTTTATGTTTTAAGAGGACAACAAGAAAGTCAGAAAAGTAAATTAGATGCAAAAACAATTACATACATAGAAGTTACATCAGGAAAAGGAGGAACCACAAATACTTCTTTGACGGAACCAGAATGTAAAAAATATGCTTCTGATAATAATTTAGGTTATGGAATATATAATACAAATCCTAAGGGTTGTATTAAATCTGGTAGTGAGGTTAGTTTTAGTTCGGGTGATGAAGCTTGTTCAAGCACTAATATATGTATAGAAAAATCATTATCAGATAATAGCCAAACAGCATTAGTTTATAGAAATAAAGCTTTATTAGATGAATTATATCCCATTCATCAAGTTAAAGTTGGTAAACCAGATTTAAGTGTTTCTCAAAATAGCTGTAAAGAGTACGCCTCTAAAAACAATCTAGAATATATAGAAGCTAATGAACAAGGTAATCCAAAAGGTTGCTTTATACAACCAACCTTAGATCCTACAAAGGTGTATTATAATATAAATCAAATTTCTACAGCAAAATGTGGGGCACATAACGCATCATATTGTTTACAAAGAGATCATTCAAAGTCTTATTCAAAGAAAAGACATGTTAATATTAATGCTTATTTAGAAGATATGAAAACGAAAAATCCCAGTAAAAATGTTGAATATGGTATATGGATTGGATTATTAGCAGCAGCAGGAATTTCTACAGCTGTTTTATTAAAAGATTAATTTATTTATATATTTATATAATGACTCAATCATCAACAACAGCAACAGAAGATTTAAGTGAATATTTAAACGATTTTAATAGAAAGATTTGCAATAACTCAACCGATCAGGCTAATTGTATGGCAAAAAAAAACGATTTAGATGCAATTCAGGCGAAAATCATTGCTGAACGTAATGAATTTTACAATATAGCAAATGATACAACAAGAGATACAACTCATAATTTAGCAGATAAAGAAACAACTGTAAAAATTTTTGAAAAAGAAACACAAAATTTACAAGACCACATTGATAACATAAAACAAGAAAGAATGAATAAACAACGTTTAGTTGAAGCAAGTGAATGGGAATATGATAGATATAATTCTCATATTTACATTTTTAAATTTATATTTTTTAGTTTAGTAATAATTAATATTATACTTTTTATTAGAAAAAGATTTAGTGTAGTTCCAAATGCTATTTATTTTGGTTTAATTATTTTAGTAGCAGCAGTTATGATTTTTAATGTTGTATCTGAAATTATGACGAATATGAAGAGAGATAAATTTGACTATGATAAATTAAAGCAAACGTATGATGCTAAATATGATAGTAATGAAGGTGGTTTTGGTACACAGCCAAAAGGAAAATCAGGAGGTATATTTAAAAGCCTTATGTGTGAATCATTTACAAATGGGAGAGAAGATACTTTAAATGGTCACCATTACAGTTTTATAAATTAAAAAACATAATAACATTAATTATATAGTTAATGTTATTTTTATTCTAATGAATGTATAAGATAATGAATACAAATAATATAGCAAAGGCAGTTCAAGCAACAAAAATAGAAGAAAAAAAATTTGAATATAATAAATTAAAAATTCAATATGAAAGTTTACCAAAAAGAATTAAAAATGCCGAAATGGATTATTACAAAGAAGGTGGTTGTAATTTAAATGATCCTTCTGATACAAAACGCTGTGGGTTGGAATATTATTTAGAAATTAAAGAAGATGAGCGAAGAAAAGCATTAGAATCATTTAAAAATAAAGAAAAAGAAAATGATTTAAAAGCAGAAGAATTTACTAATTTCAGTTTTTTTGATCATTTTAAACTTAATAATCTTTTTAATAAAACTGTAGAAGGTATGGCGGTTGAAGGTTCTGGAGATGATAATACGTGTAAACAAATCATAGAAACAATTAAAGATTGTAAAAAAGAATTATATACACCAAACAATTTAACTAATCCAGAGATACATCCATGTAAGTACAATCAAGAATTACAACAATTAATAGTTGATAATTCGATTCATAGCCATATGTTGGAATCAATAAAATCACAAATGTCACATAATAAAATTGCTAAAAAATTATTAGATAATGCTAAATCATACATAGGACGAGGTATTGATGAAAGTAATAGAAAAGAAAAAGTAGATTATAGACACGCTACTTTTTATGATAAATCAACAGATAGTTATAAAAATACAATTCAAATATTAAATGTATTATATTGGATTGTATTTTCTGTTTTAGTTTTTTTGTTTATTTATAAAAAAATTTATGAAGTAGATAGTTATGGTTACATGGTTATTTTAATATTTGCAATTGTTCCTACCATTTTATTAAACCCAATTACAAAATTAGTAATGGTGAATATCAAACGTTATCATTTTATAGATACATTATACTTTACAATAGCTATAATAACTGTTTTGTTGGCTGGCTTTTTGTATTTCATAACCTCTAAAAATATTCAATAACTACATTAATGATACACAATAACACATATTCAATAAAAATAATGTAATAATTATATTATTTTTATTATTGATTTAAGTATTAATCATCTTCATCTGGATAATCAAAATCATATATTATTTTCACTCCAACCCATTTTCTTAATTTATACTTACCACATAAATTATCGAGTTTATCATATAAATCTTGTAAAGGAGGTGTTTTATCATCAAAACTACTCTCATACCATTCTTTAAAACTATTTTTAACTTCTTTCTTTGATAATGTATCATTTGGATCATTGGTTTTCTTAACACATTCATCAATATATTTTGTTAAGTAATCACTTCTCTTACGATAACTATTACTAGCTTCCATTACCTTTTCACAATCACTTACATGACCCTTTGTTTTTCTTGCAATCTCTACCAACATACCCATAAATACAGGAGCCCATTTACTTAACTTACCTTCTAATGTTTTATCTTTTTTAAACTGTTTCTCATCCGGATTATTAGATGGATTATTTACAAATTTAGATTCAAATGGTACTTGTCGTATACGTCTCCATGTTCCATCATCTTGCGCTTTAATTTCAAATAAATGATTGGTGCAACATACTAATTTAAACTGTGGTGTAAATATAATACTTTCAGAATATAACTGTCTCGCTTGTATAGGGTCACCACCCGTAATCTCTTTCAATATACCTTCATTGATTTTATCTCCTTTACTAGGTTCATTCATACATGCATATCGCAATCCTTTTAAACATGCTACTTCAGAAGAAGAAGCACCTATTCCTTGTCTTTTTTGTGTAATTAATGATATAGGAACTGTTCCTTTTAGATCACCCATAGCCTTTTCCATTAATTTTACAAACATCGATTTACCATTACTACCTACACCAGTATATATATTGAATGTTTGATTTAAATTATTACCCGTTAAACAAGAAGCAGCATGTTCCCACATGTATTCTCTTAGTTTTGGGTCTGGAAATAACTTTGCCATAAAATCGTCAATGTCTTCCATAATTTGCCTATGTTTTGGATTACTTGAATCAACTTTAACATAAGGTATATTTGTGCTTAATGATATATAATCTTCAGGCAATCCTTTTCTAAATTCATCATTTTCAAAGTCATATACACCATTCGTAAAACACAATAGCATAGGATTAGTATCTAATTTATTTAATAAATTATTGTCATAAAACATATGTTTACATTCCGTCATAATATTATTTTTTGGAGTAGTGTTTTTTAATTTATAAGCTACACCACAATAAGTAGCCGCTTCAGTAGATAGTTTTTTCGTTTGTTCCTCAGTAATATCATTTCCTAATTCACTAATTTTAGTCATACACTCTCTTTCTTTATTAATATAAATCTTAGCCAAATGACTCGATAAATTTCTTCTTAAATCACTACCAGAATCACATTCACTCCATTTATTGCCTTGAAATGTATACCAAATGTTTTTTTTGATAGCTACACACCTAAACTGATCTTTGTATAAATGATGTGCTAAAACAGCCATATCATAATCAGCACCAGCATTTTGAGGACCACCAGTCAACGTCTTTTTAATATACATATCAGTTGATTTTTCTCTTATTCTATCATACTCTTCTTTATTATCTATCTGACACCAATAACGTATACTAAGATGTGTTAAACGACTACCTTCACGGTTACTAATACCTTGCCATTTATCCAATACATCACCAATATTATTATAATCAAATCTATCCCATTGACTTGAAAAGTATATGAATGTAGGCAATAATAATTCACTTGTAGATTTCAACGCCATAGCTACTCCAACCCATTTACCATAATCCGTATAATATTTTTCAGGTAAGGCCATAGTATATTCATGTACTTCACGTATAGATGGGTTGTTTTTATCTAGAAAAGCAAATACTAAATTCATTACTTCATCCAAACTAGGTTTATCAACGATTAATGCTTCTAGATTTTCACGAGATACATAACTATATAACGAACCAGGTATATCTACTATCGCTGTTCCTAGTTGAGCATGTCCACTACTGTTACGTTGGGATGAAAGCTGATTTAATTCTGCTTCAAATCCTTCTCTTAATTTAGATTTAGGCCATTCAGAATAACGAGGACTGAATATTCTTACTGCCTTGCTATCTTTGATATTCTTAATATCTTGTTCTTCTATTTTATGAATACCTTCATCGCTAGTATCAATTGTTATTTTGTAATAATAAGTTAATTCATATGCTTCATTATTGGGTTTCCTAGAACCATACATCATCCAATTATTTCTGCCGCTTGTAATTGCTTCATCCAATACATTATCAGGTGTATTTTCTAAGCACAAATCATCTAATATTTGAGGGCCAATACAAGTTAAGACATGTTTTCTTAATAGCATTTGCTGGTCGTGTTTTAAATGTAACCCAATAATCATATGAATACCATCTTTTACAATGTTGTCTTTCGTTACAATATTAGGTTTTTCAAACACATAAATAGTAAATGATTTTTTATCTAAATTAAATAGTTCGTGTATTTTTTCAACATATAACTCGACAATATCGTTTATATGCTCTTCAGAATGTTGTCGTTCGGTTATTTCAGTAGAATATCTAAAATCAAAATCGATTAAAATAGCACCTCCATTTTCTCTATCTTGAGCTTCTGTCAGGTATTCTTTATTTTTCTTTTTTAAAACGTGGGTTGTATATAATTTTTGAAAATTTTTCATTTGAGATATTGGAATAAAGTATGCTCCGCCATAAATATCAGAATTTTTATCACCAATTCTCGTGTGAGTATATTGCTCACCCTTTTTAATTTTATGCTTCTGAAGAAATACATCTAAAGGTGCCATTTTTTTGTATAATTACTTCACATAAAAAATTTTTAAATCAATTTTATAATTGTTATTACTCAAATGATATTTCTATATATATGTATAGAAATACAGGTGTAAGTGTAAGTGTAAGTGTAATATTAGTGTAAGTTACTTAAATATATTTTAATGAAATTATAAAATGTCATTAACTACTGGAGAAAAACGATTATTAAAAGATGTTATTAATATTAATAAACATCCGTTGCATGATCAAGGAATATTTTATATACATGATTCAAATAATATTAAAAAAGGGTATGCATTGATAATTGGACCTGAAAATACAATATATAGTCATGGAATGTATTTTTTTAAATTTACGTATCCAGATGATTATCCGTATTCTCCTCCACATGTTGAATACTTAACTAATAATGATAAAGTAAGATTCAATCCAAATTTATACCGAAATGGAAAAGTATGTATTTCTATATTAAACACATGGAGTGGACCTCAATGGTCATCATGTCAAAGTATTTCAAGTGTTTTGTTAACACTGGTAACCTTATTTCATAATAAACCATTATTAAATGAACCAGGATTAACTGAATCACATCAGTCTTTTCATACCTATAATAAAATTATTCGATATTCTAGTTTTAAAATTGGTATATTAGATATTTTACAAGAAAATATATGTAAAAACATGTATCATAAATTTAAAACGCATATTCACAATCATATTAAAGCAAATAAAGAATCGATAATTGAAAAAGCAAAAGAAATCGACAAAATGCTATTGAAAAATGAAAAAAAAATATGGAAAATGAATGTATACAGTATAAGAATATACTGTGAAAAAAAAGGTGTTTTGTTAGAAAAATTTAATGAATGCTTTGAGAAATTGTAAAATAAATATAAATTATATAAAATATAAATTATATAAAATATAAAATTGAAAGTAATATATAAATATATAATTTTATATATATAAAATGCATTTCTGTGTTAAATGTAGTAACATGTATTATATTAAATTAAGTGAGGGTTCTAGCAATTCTGAAAATTTAAATAATTTAGTTTATTACTGCCGTCAATGTAATTATGAAGATACTAGTTTAGTAGTAGATAAATCGTTAATATGTGTATCAAAAAGTTATATAAATAAAAAGCAGGAAAATTATAAAGATATTGTTAATGAATATACAAAGTTAGATCCGACATTACCTCAAGTTAAAAATGTAAAATGTCCTAATAGTGAATGTATATGTAATAAAGAAGGTGAAGAAACTAAAATTGTAACGATTCGATATAATGATTTAGATATGAAATATATGTATTTATGTTGTTTATGTGATAATGTATGGAAAAATGAATAAATATAAAATTGATTTAATTAATTATAAATTTTTAATTAATTAAAATTAAGTCTATTATTAATACATATGAGTAAAATAGTAACTGATTTTTTCGGAATAACAACACCAGACGACGAAGAAAATAAAAAACAGGAAGATAATGAAAATTTAAATAACGAAGAAAACAATGAAGAAAACAATGAATCAAATAATAATGATGGTTCTGTAAATAATTTAGAAAAAGATAGTGTTGATGATAATAGTATAGAAACAAAAGAAGAAGTTGAAAGTGATAATGAAGAAGATGGTGAACAAGACGAAGAAGAAGACGAAGATAGTGATGTGGATGACCTACAAAAATTAGAATGGGGATACGAAGAACGTAATACATTATTAAATTATCATCCAGAAGTTAATCAAATCTCAGAAGAACAATTACAAACATTATCTACTATTGTAAAAGACAAAACCGGTAATATAGTAGATCCATTTCATAAAACTATACCAATTATGACAAAATATGAAAAAGCAAAAATAATTGGTATTAGAGCACAACAAATAAATAGTGGTTCTGAACCATTTATACAAGTAGATAATAATATGATTGATGGTCTAACAATAGCAAATGAAGAATTACTTCAACGAAAAATACCATTTATAATAAGAAGACCATTACCGAATGGAACAAGTGAATATTGGAATATAAATGATTTGGAATTATTAGAATAAGCGAATAAGTAATACTATTTAAAAAATATGCAATATATATTTTGATTATATATTTTTGATTATATATTTTTAATTATATATTTTTAATTGTAAATATATAATTTTATCGTTTATTAATTGATAATTTTGCTAAGCGAGCATAAGTTTGTTTTTTACTTAATGACCAAGAATTTGGAAATAAATTGGTTGTAATACTATTTCTAGAATTACAAGTTGATAATTCTTTATATAATTTTGGATTTGAAAATGAATTGTTCCATCTGCCATTTGGAAACCGATTATTTTCGCATACAAACACAAATAATGGTTCGCTTCTTTTAGAAGTTATACTTGTTCCGTCCCATGTAGCAACAGATTCAATATAATAATTATAATTATTAAAGTTAATTGCTGTTGTATCGGTAAATGTGCTGAAATTTGTTGAACCTAATAAACTAATATTATTTGTGTCGGCGTCCTCTCTATATATGTTATAATAAACGCTTATAGTATACCTACTTTCTCTAGGATTAGCAAATGAGTAAATAGAGCTATTATTTACATTCCAGTTAAGTAATATATGTGTTCTATTAAAAACAACAAAATCGACATTTTCTGGTTTTGATAAATAAATAGAATTTACTGTTATTGTTGGTATTGGACGACGTTCTCCAGAAAATAATTCTAATATACGTGTTGCATCTGTATTGTTTGTATCTATTTCAATATCTAAATTATTAACCCCTTGTATAGGAATACCATTGCTATCTAAATTAGGAACTAAACTGGCTATACTAATTCCTCCTCCTATTAGAATAGTAAAATTAAATGTTCCTATATTAATATTGGTTGGATTTGGTAATATATTTATTTTACACAATCCAGTGACTCTATTTTGTTTGTTGTCACCTGAAGGAAAGTCAGAAATAAAAATATTGGAATATTGACTATTAGAAGGAACTGTCAGTGTTATTTTTGATCCAGGTTCTCCTTGATTAATATTATCATCATAAATTACCCTATTTAATAATTCATTGTTACTATTAATAGTGCTACTTGTAAAAAAAGACATTAAATGATTTTGATTGCTATAGTGACTGGTATCAAATATATAAATATCATTTTCAAATGCTTGAAAACTAATATCATTTACTAAACTAAATCTTCTAATAATAGGTTCAACTTGTAACGTTGTATCATATTCAATAACAAATTGTCCATCTATAATTTTAACTATAAAGTTATATGTTTGTGGAGAAATTGTTTTTTGACTATTTATACCTACTAATGTTGCACTGGATACATCTTCAATTGTTCCATCGGCTGTTGATATATTAATAGGTGGAACATAAATAATTTCACCATCAGCAGTATTGATGAAACATTTTGAAGTATTGGATAATATACTTGCTACTTGAATAGAAATACTTGGAATAGAAACAGTATTAAATAAATTAGAATTACTTATTACTTCAAAATCAACAAACAATAAGTTATTTAAATTATCAGGATTAGATGTGCTTGTTATTGTAAAAAAAGCATTACTTATATCAGTTATATTATTTTGATCAATACTTGGAAATGTAACTTCGCTTTGAATACTAAAAATAGAAGGGTTTTGGTTTGTAATTAATATTTTTAATGGTTGAACCAATGGATTTAATCCACCAAAATATTCTTGTTTTAAATCTGGTTCTATAAATATTTCTATATCTCTATTACCATTTAAACTAATTACACTTGTAGTAGAACGTGTTATTTTATCAACTGCTGAAATTTTAAACACTGAAATGTTGAAAACATATAATTCTGGATTTAAACCACTAGGTCTAGAACTTAATAAATATTGATTTTGACCAACTTGTTTAAATGTAGGTACGAATGTATTAAATATAATATCATCGCTTAAAAAACGTAGGTTTATTTTACTATTTGTAACACCATTAATAATTTGTATAAAAAAGGTAATAATAGAAGAGGTACCAATATTAATTATATTAGATGAATTATTATTAAATAAAATATTATAACTTGATGATGGAGTTGTATTCACAATTTCTATAGTGGATGTATTATTCATCAATAACTTCATTTTCATAGTACTTTCAACAGAACTACTTGAAAATCCTGTTGTAAAATTATTATTAAAAATATATATCATATTTTCAAATGTATGATTTAATGATACAGATTCATTTGTATTATATAACAATGATTTAATTGTAGAACATTTAAATCCAAAAGCAAAATATGTTGATGTATTAATAAAATTAATCGTTAATGTTGATATAGTTGGATCAAAACTATCTTTAGTTACATTTATAGATTCTAATTGGGTTCCAGAAACATTACCAGTAGAATCATAATCATAAATTGGTTCTTGTATGTTTTTAAATATTTCTGTATTTCCTATATTTTTGATTTTTAATATTTTAAAAACAGTATAATTGGAAAAAGTAATATTATTATCATTTATAAATATATCATTTGATAATTGTGCAATTATTTTGCCTATTCCATTTCCTGATAACCCTAGGTTTGTTTCAAAATCAAATTCAATAATTTGTCTAGTATTCCAGCTTGGTATATCAGAACTACTTAATATATTATTTTTAACTAAAACGAATGGTTGAACATTGTCATAAAATTTTATAACCTTAATATTATTATGTCTATTTTCATTTTGTGGGTCAATTGAAAAATTCATCATTTTTAATTCAATACCTTGAAAAGTAGCCGCCATTGTATATATTAATAAAACACTATTTATTTTTTATTACAATCAAACCGAAATTTAGTATTATTGTTTATTAAATCAGAATATCGTTGATTGAAATTTCTTGTTTCTTTTGTTTTTGTTGTTTCTTTTGGACAACCTTCTGGAGTGCATCGGTAACTATTAAATACAAATGGTAATTCAATAGGAATAGGGGGTTCTATTAATAAAGCACAATTATAAAAATAACGATTAAAAATATTTTCTTGAAAAGATACTTCACTTTGTTTAAATATATCTCGAATTGGTGTACTGTTAATACGTTTATAAAATGTAAAATATATTGGATTATCATTATTCACAGTTATTGGATTATAAGGAGCAGACTGAAATATAATTCTACCTGTTAAAGTATTAAATGTCCAATTACCACCAACAATTGAAGTTGGTATTTCCGTATCATTTTGAACACCTTGAGTTGAATATAAATTATATAAATAAATTGTATTGTTATTGTATTGGGTTTCGTTAATTTGTAATGTATTTAATAATATGTTATTTCCACTATTATCTAATTTTTCATAAACCAAATCATTTGTACCTGGAACCAAATCTAGCTTAAGTTTAACAAATTTTCTAATATTATTTGTAACATCATCAACTACACTGTTTTGAGAATAATTATAAAAATCATCTGTATTTAAATTTACATCAATATTGGATTTATTATTATTAAATATTAACTCATAATTAAATATCCAATCTGGTATTCTAAAACTAAAATTTATATCAGTTGTACTTGATATATCAGATTGTATTGAAATACCAGCATAGTCAGATGTATCTTTCATAACCAATTCATAATTCCATATAGAAATATAAGGAGCAGGATTACTATTTACAGAATATCTACTTGAATATGGCAAATTATTTAAACTTAAATCTGATAAATTAAAACTTACACGAGACAAATCATATAAATTCTTACCTACTAATGTTTTTATATGTGCTTTAGACTTGTCCAACCCATATCCTCCATTATAAGATATATCATAGAACGTATTAATTTTACGTGTATCGTTATAGTAAATAACTGGAAACTCCTTTATCCTATTATCGGTTATTCCTTTATAATCGTTCGGTAGTAACCAACCACCGCTATTATCTTCACTATATACATCATTAGGTGTCCATAAATAATAATTTATTTTAACTTCACTTATATCTGTTTCATTATAATTCTTAAAATAAATATTTCTAGACATATCAATAATTTCTCCCTCAGATATACTTAATTCAACTTCGGATATATCTGTATTGATGTTCATGTTTACTTTTCTAGGTTTATATTGAAACGATGGTATTATAATAGTTGCTAATGATAAATCATAATCACGTGTAGGTGGTATTTTATTTACATTCCAAGTATTATTAATAATATACGTCCATCCAATATAATAAATTCCACTTTTTAAATCTGTTTCATCAATAATAAAAACGGTTTTAGGTATTTGTGGATAATTAAATTCATAATAAAGATTTGAACAAATATCATACATAAAATCAACATTACTTGTGGTAAAATCAACACCACTTAATTCTGTTACTACAGCATTAATATCATTCGCTAAATTAGGATCAAGTGAGTTACTAATCAAGTTTCCTATTCTAGTACTTTTAGGTTCCCACCCATAATATCTAAACTGAACAGTTGTTCTATCATTCACTGCATTCCATAAATCTACTAAATTAAATTTTAAATACAATAATTGCCTATCTGTTATTTCTAATGTTAATGTTCTTCTTGGTTGATTAAATATTAAATCAAGCTTGCCTGGATAATAAAAATTAATTACATCATAATCAAATGGGGATATAAATCCAACTCCGTAAACATATTTGTGTGTAAATGGTTTTTCTGCTGTTTTATTAAAAAAATAATTTGTTAAACCATCGCTATTTGTATTATATGATATATCCCAATCTTCTAACCGATGATAAATATTGTTTAATCCATTAGTCGTTTTACGAATTACACTATCAAATTTAAAATTATTTGTTTTATCGTGAATTTTGTAATCCATTCTACAAATATATGGAATTTGAAAGGTAGCATTGGTATGAATATGACTTTGTGGTAATGTATCTATTCCTCCTAATAAAGTAGGATCTCTAATTTGATGAAATATA